GGTATCACTTCGTTGTCCGAATGATACTCTTGCTGCATTAACTGGAGTTAAATCATCTCCAAGTTTATCCACTAATTCTATATAACCCTTATCTAATACATCAATTTTCATTCAGTTGTCCTCTTATTTCTGTGGCAGATATTTTTTTTATATCTTCTGGTGGGGAATGTTCAATAATATCATATCCTACTCCTCTACCATAGTTTACTGATTCGATATCTGGTATAATCATAACTTTAATTACGCCCTCATCTATAAATTCTCTTAATTGATGTTGTATATTATCATAAACTTCTTCACAAGTATATGGATTTTTTTCATCAGGTAACACATCTCGAATACAAATTAAAACATTCTTACCTTCTTTAAGTCTTTGGTCAATCAACCATTGATGTCCTTTATGCCACGGTTGCCATCTGCCGATAAACATTGAGTACTTCATCTAAACACTCCTCTATTGTTTTGTCTGTATTTATATCTACATAATTATGTAATGGTGGTTCGTAATCTTCTACGAAATAATCTTCCTTACCACGTATATCCGTTGTGTGAAGATAAAACTCTGCTATATTTCTGTTAGATTTTAACTTCTCTCTCATATCTCGATATGGTGATACTAAAGATACTATTACTATAAAACCCTTATCATCCAACACCTTCGTCATATCGATAGCAAATTGAATATTTTTTCTACGACCTTTTTCTGAATAATCTTTATTATCCAATACATCTCGTAAATCATCACCATCAATGTGCACAATTCTAACTGGTTGGATTTTCATGAATCCAATTAATTTATCTTCTATGAATCTATTTGTTAATGTAGTCTTGCCCGAGCCGGGTTGACCTGTGAACCATAAAACCATTTATTATAACCTTTAGATATACATATTAATTTAAAATCTCAAATAAAGAATTATTTTGAAGTTCGAAAAATACTTTCAGCTGAACTTATATCGAGAGGCATTGTATAAAATTTACGGGCCTTACTCAACCCCTTTATTCTCTCTTTCCCGTTTTTATTTGTTCCTAAATCAGGAAAATTCTCTTTTGTAAAAATATCCTTCCTTACATCTCCCGCGTAATATACTTTTTCCTGAAGCTCCTTATGAAGTTTCCCACCTGTTACTTTACGGGTTTTCCCATCTTTATCGATTTTCGTGAATGTTACCGTCCCACCATGTTGATCATATTTTATCTGATACTCACCATAATTTGTCATAGGTACAGTTCCTTGCCAGTTTGGTTCGTTATCATCATATGCCATTTTAGTATCATTACGAAGTGTATCATATATATCATCTTCAAGTTCTTTTAAATCAACCAATGTAACTGGACCAGAATTTTTAATACGATCAATTAGCTTCTTATCTCTACCTAATGATCCTTCACCAGTGGTTTCATATGCATCATTAGCCTTCAACATAGTCATGTTAAATATTTTATTAAGTATTAAAGTTGTTTTATCCTCTTCAACTTCTTTTGTTTTTGCAAATTTATTCAACTCATTTATAGAAACTCGTAACAATCCATCTATTGAAGTTGTCCAACCAGTAGTACCTACAGTATGACTTACTTTAGAAACTTGAAAAACAGAATATTGTCTATAAACTTCAGGTAAATAATCAATTGCAAAACAATCACCAATTCTAATACCACCAATACCATTTATAGTGAAACTAACACTTACTGGTACTATAGGATCTATTTCTAATGTTGAATTTACTGATTTATTCAAGTGAAATAACATACCTTTTTTAAGTTGCTTAAACATTTCTCCATCAGACTTATAAATAAGTAATTTTGACTTAGAAGTGTCCTTTGGCCACCAAGCACCCTCCTCATAGGCGTGACGTGCATCTCTTTCTTTTATTCTTTTATTTGCGTTCTCTACTGCAACTTCAATTTGTTTATTTACTTCACTTATCTCTCTAAACCCTTTAAGTCTAAGAGGGCCATAAGTACTGCCTTTTGCATATGTATATAGACCTTTTAGATAAGGTGTTGTGACCTCAGTTAGAATAGCATCTTGTGCCTTAACTTCATTACCTAAATTATCTATTTCATCTTCGGTAATTATTGCATTATTTAAAGTTGATAATGCTTTAATACTTAAATATTCAGGCATATTCATACCTGAATTTCCCGTAGCGACTATATCTTTATTGGTATGATATACTGCTTGAGTAACCATTTTACTATCTAAACTCACATCTACTGAAAATTCACTCATTAAAGAATTCAAACTATAAACTGAAAACTCAAAATTTTTCTTTGGGTTTTTTGGTGTTGATTTATTATCGATAACAGGAAAACAACTTACACTTTGAACACTATTCTCAGTAACAAAATTATCTATCACACCTATTCTACCATTTGTATTTTGTGATTGTACTATTTCAAAATTCCAATATCCACCATAAGTAGAACTAACTCTACTCCAAAAAGAATTTAGTGCTGATTCTAAACTTCTAACACCAGCACTAAAATGTTTTATTAAATAATCTGCACTAAAAACAAAGTTTCTTATAATACCTCTGTTTTTATCGGGATGTTTAAAATCTTCAAAATATTCATCTATTGCTGAATGGAAAACTCTAAGAGCCTCATATTCTTGTTCTGTTTGAGATTTAGTATTGAATGTACTTATCACTTCTTCTGAAGGTAAACTATAATGTTTACCTGGTAAAATTATATCTTTACTTATAGTGTATAAATGGTCACTACTAAATCTACAAGTACTGGGATCCATACTCACTATACTATGCAAACCATTAGAATCTACTTTAGTATTTGTTGAGAAACTTCTAATATAACTTCTATGTTTAGTTTGTAACGTACCCTCTTTATTAGTAATAAATCCAAAATGAGTATTCAGTATGGTATCTTCAAACCATCCCCAATTACACCAACCTTTTCCATTATACCAGAAAGTACCTCTATTAAAATCTGTTTCTTGTCTAGCCATAATACTATCCTACCTTAGTGGATTAAAAGGAATAGATTTACGTGCGGCTTCTTCCTCTTTTTTTAGCCTCGCTTCTTCTTCTTTAGTAAGTTTTCCTCGATGAAAATACCCAACTAATTTTGAGTTTATCCATGCACCTGCCAATCCACCAAAGGCTGCAGTAGGTGAACCTGTACTGAGTTGTAATGCCATATTGGCTTTAAACGTGGCCTCTTCTATTGCATCACGCGTCTTTGCCTCTGCCTTTATGGACTCACCTCTTGCCCAAGCATTAAATGCATCTTCATCATGTTGCATACCAATCCATTCATTTAACATTTTCATTTGAGAAAGAAATGTAAAATTTGCCTTTTTATATGCTTCTTTCACACTAACTGATTTAGCCTGAGAACTGACATCGGGAAACTCTCCACCAATATAAGGTTCAATTTGAGACTTAAACATAGTATTACCCATTGTGGTTAATGTGGTCTGACATTCAAATCCACCACCCTCAACTACATTCCAAGTAAATCCATTTACTACACCACATGATGCATAATAATCACCATTCATATCAAATATTTTTTCTTGTATATTTTCAAAATACTCTAACATACTATCCACATTATTTACTTTTATTTTTCCTAAAGTATCATAACTTCCCCAACCAAATTCAACCAATACAGTTCTACCGTGTTTTAAAAATGCATTTTGATATTTCTTAAATTCATCCATATCATACACTTTCCAATCAATAGTAACGCTTTGTATTGAATGATTTTGAAACTCAGTAGTTATACCAGTAACTCCTGAATGTGGTCTAAAAGTATTTTTTATATTCTCACCAAACCCACTCTTGCTCGTCAATGGTTTATTTTTAGGTGTATAATTACCATCAGAATAATCAAACGCACTTGATAATCTAAGAAAATCTGTTTTATATGAATTATTTTCTTTTATTTGTGTAGGAACTGCAGAAATAACTCTTACCCAACAAGTTTTCATCAATTCATTTAGTTGAATATTTTTACCTTCTTTAAGTGGTTCTAAGGGATTTATATTAGTTCGATTTAATTGAGATATTCTTTCGAATAATTTCTTTTGAATACGTTCATCGATTAGTGTCATTTGAAACATAATTAACCTAACATTTTATTATCACGATTTAAATTTGCTAATATTGAAGATATATCCTTCGGTATTACAAGTTTTTTTCCAATTTTTGGTTTTATGTTTCCTTCAAATTCACTATTAGCACGAGCTATAACCCACCATAAAGATTGATCTTGATAAAATCTATGTGCTAAAGTTGAATAACTATCTCCATATTTAACTCTATAATTAATATCACCATTAGTAAATTCCACTTTAGCATAATCAGTAGTGGATAATTTTCTACGACCATCTGAAGAATCTTTTTTTACTTTTTGATATTTGTATCTATTCATTACCTTTAACGCCCTATAGTCTTTTTATATGCTTCATTATGCATTTGTTTATGGAATGGATACTTTTTCTGATGTGCAACGTTGCTAATGGCCTTTTCTAAATACGGAGTGATTTCACCTACCACCTCTGGTAAAAATGGTGCTTCATAATGTTTACCAAGTGTTTGAGGTAAGTATTTTCCAATATAAGTAAACTCACACCCTACATCAAAGTACATTGGTATTTGAAATCCATCATCTAATTCCCAAATAGCAGTCTCATTAATTGTTATTGTAATTGAACTAAAATATCCTGGAGTATTTTTGAATAAATCTCCTATGGTCAAACTAATATAAGGTGCAACAGGTCTTTTTCCAGAATCATCTGTAAATTGTTCTTTATAACTTGGATAACCTAATCCCACTAAATAATTCATTTTTTCTTGTATGATTGGTATTTCTTGTTTAGTAAATGCTGCTACTTTAAAATCAAATGATACACTTCTATCTGTTCCAGTATAGATGTGTGTTGAATCTGGTCTACCAATATATCTTTCTTGAGAATATGTTGGTGTAACGGTATCGGTTATTGAACCCAAAAAAGCAGGAAATATTAACCATTTACCATTTACTAAATCTCTAATTCTAAATTTTATAAAATCTTTTGGTAGTTTTGTAGTTCCAGTTCTATTTAACTGACCACCATAAGGAACTTGTAATGCATTATGTACGGTAACATCATATAACTTTTTATTAGGATTGAGGAATGATGTTATTCCAGTACCTTTTAAATTACCACTTTTAAATCCATAATCTTCTGCCATCTCTGGCCCTGCTAATTTATCAAATAATTTTCCAATAGACTTACCTAATCCACTTGCTTCAGGAGTAACATCTGCATTTTCCATCGGTTTAGAAACACTTTTATTATATCCAGGTGGATTTTTAAAATCTATAAATGTTCCTTTTGTATGTCTTGGAGCATGAACATAAGGTAGTACTGATGCTAACACTCCCAATGGATTATAAATTCTGGTTTTACTGTTAGCGTTGAATCTTTGTAATACTGCTTGTTTTATATTAAAAAGAAGTCCTCTTGGTGTGACTGTCCATTTTGCCCATCTCTCTACATCCTCAATCGTCTTAATAACTTGTAATCCAATGTTACCAAACCCATCATTAAACCTATGCATTCCTAAATAAAAATCACCTGGCTGTTTTACATCATTACGTCCTCTATTCATACCTGCTAATTTTGAATAATCTATTGACACAGTTGTTGAATCGACCTCACTAACACGTGCAGGTGGTGTGGGCAAATTACTTGTATTACTCGGGTTTGAACGAGATTTCTCAACTTTTTTATAGTTGAAACTTGATAAGTCTGTTTTTAATTTATCTATTACTGACATTATTTACCTGCTAAACCTGCTACTGTATGCATATCTTGTTTCATTGTTTTCAAAGCAAAGAGTTCCTCTTCTGCTAATTCTATTTGTCTTTGCACTTGTTTATTACTCAGGTCTCTTTCTTTTTGTTTTTCTGATGCAGCGTTTCTTTTATCTACATTACTTTTATTTTCTTTTTCACCCCTAAGAGCTGCTGTATTTGAATTTATAGCTTCCATTAATTGTTTATTAGAATCTAAAAGTGGATCACTTGTCAATTCAACTGTATTTTCTCCACGTATCAATGCACCTAATTCATCCACACCAACACCAAGTGCCTCAGCTAATCCGCGGCGTTGTAATACATTTAATCTTTGAAACTCTGCAACTCCACCAAGTTGACCAACCATATCTTGAACGGCTTCATTAACTTTACCTTCTAATGCTAATCCTCTTGCCCTATCGAAGTTTAATTGTTTTCCAATCAACAAAGATGCTTCCATTGTTTTTGTAATAGAAGTTTCAAACTCTAATAACCCATCTGCTATCTTAGATACTGTACCTAATTCTAATCCCATTTTATGTGCTTCTATAACAGCTTGAGTCATACTCGATACTGTACCATCCATATACTCTGCTAAAAATTCTGCATTCTCTGCCATTTCATTTATTGCAGAACCAGCTGCTATTCCCGCTTCATCAAATGTATCCCCAATATCTTTAATTAAACCTAAACTATCTTTAATACTAACACCCAATGTGTCGGTAAAGAGTTTTGATAAACCAGCAATACTTTCTTCACTTGCCCCAAACTCTCTTCTAAGATTTGCAGCTGCAATTAATGTATCGCCTTGAACCGATTCTATTGTACCGAATGTATCTATAAATGCTGCTCCAAGTTTCGTAACATCTTCACCCATAAGTTTTATTGCGATAGCCGCTGGGCCCATTCTTACTGCGAGTTTTGCAGCCTCCATTTGTGATATACCTAATTCATCTCGAAGGTCACCTGTAACGTTGTATGCTGCTATTAAAGCTGTAATGACTACACCTATAACCACCAAAAGTGCACCTACTCCTGTACCCATAATGGCCGCCTTCATGGCCAATCCAAAACCTTTTGCTCCTTTTATCATACCTTTTAATCCAGCTACACTCCCACCTAACATACCAAGCATATCATCTGCAGCTTTATTACCCAACTCACTTGTTGCTTGTTCCTGTTCTTTCGCTGAAGCAATTTGTTCTGTCGTATTCAACATATTTTGTAGTTTATCTACTTTATCTTTATTTTGCTCTGCTTCTTCTCCAACCAGCGCTGCAGATTCTGTATTTAAATCATTTATTTCTTCTTGCCAAGCTGCAATTTGTTCCATAGTTTGTTCGTGGTCATACATAGCCAATTGACTAGCTGATTGATGTTTTAAAGTATCTTGTTGTGCTAACAACATCTCTTCCATCATATTTTTAGTTTCGCCGGCATTTTCGGATTGCCACACACCTACCTGTTTTTGTAATTGTTGTGACGAAACAGTATCTTTTATTATTTTACTGGAAGTTCTATGAATCTCTGAGAGTTTCTTGGCATGAGATAATTTTGCAATATCATCAGCAAGTATTTCTTTTCCTTTATCTCTTTGCTTTTGTATCGCAGCTATTTTTTCATTAATAATCTTTAAATCTTTTTTATTAATATCAACATTACTTTTGAGCATAGATTGATATTCCTCTTGCTGTTGTTTTAGTTTTTTGAGGTCGGCTATCTGAGATTTTATTGTAGGTGTTTTGGCGGCCATATATTAATATTCCGTATGGAAGTTAAAAAGAAATTATATTATAATAAAAAGAAATTATATACCCACAATATCATCAAGTTCATCACTTAATCTATCTAAAGACTTTTTGATATCTTTGAATTTTCGTTGAACTTTGGGATCTCGCATAGCCTTTCTATTAACTTTCTTTCGATTTATTTCAACACCTCTTTTAAGTGCATTAAAAGCTTTATCGATTAATCCCTCTTGTATCTGTTGTTTCTTCGTCATAAAAAATTCCTATTTTGTATAGAGTTATACAATTATAAATATCATGAAAATCTATTTTCTTCGAGCCCCGCGACGAGCATCCGAGTATGCCTTTTCTTCTTTTTGCTTAGCATCTACTAATAGTCTTAAATAATAATTTCTAAAATGAACAGGCATAAAATATACTTCAGAAAAAGAAAAACCATTTCCGTAATTAACTAAACTAAAAATATCTTCGTGAAGTCTTTTTTTATATTGTGAGGTCAGGCCAAAAAAACGTAACCCCTATAGGTATACTTACCTTGTGGGGTTCTCCAATCTGACTTGTATAATCGAATGTTAAATCAACATCTGGTGTTATTTTTTTTAAATATTTTCTAAACTCTCTCGTATCAAGAGTAATAAATTCTTTATCAATAAATCGATTTATTGACGTTTTAGAAGTATCTCCATCTACTGAAACAATGTGTTGTTTAAGTCGTGTAGTAAATGTGGATGAATGTCCTACTTTTTGGAAGGCCTTTTCTGTTTCAGTTATTACTTCATCATCTTTATGTGTGAGTAATCTAAATTCAAGAGTTCTTTTTGAATTAGGTAAAGTAAATGAAAACTTATTATCACTACCCTCTATTAAAGAATAATCTATTTCTTTATGTTTAATAGTAGTCAAATCAACTACAGTTTTTTCTTGTAACTTGGTATCAGGATCGGTTACTGATACTTCATAATCCTTACCATATCCAAGAATTCTTGCGCCAATCATAATTGCATTTTTATCACCTAATAAAATATCATCAAGTTTAATTTTTGGGTCTGCAATTATAGATTCTAACAATTTAGTTATTGCAAGTCCCTTTTCCAGCAAATTAGTAGAAGTAAGTATATCTTCTTCTTTTGCTGTCATATATTTTATTTCTATTTTACCACTTGAGAGTGGACTATCTTTTGGATATAGTAATCCCTTTGAAGGTAAATCTAATACCTCTGTAGGAAAATCATATTGATTTTCAGCCATATTTAGCTCCTTTAAAAAAAATTATTTATTTTGAATTTAAAACCATTTAATATTATAACCTTTGGAATAGTTTACTTACTTGGTGAGAATTTCTCTTTGATTGGTTTAAGTAACATATCAAATAAGATATCGTCATATTTAGTGGGCGTCATTTTTACGATTTTTTCTAAAGCGTAAATAACCACTAAAACATATTCCCAATTTCCTGCTATCCATTCAGTCATTTTTTTTCTCCTATAGTTTTAGAACGACAATACTGCGTAATCGTAACGAAGTGTTAGATTAATATCCACAACATCTGTTCCATTTGCAAAATCTAAATCATTAAAATTGGCGGTTTGGATAAATGCACCATGCAATACCCATTCCTCTACTTTATCACCGACAGGACCCAATAAATTAAATCTAATTTCTTTCTTATAGAAATCAGAATATCCATCACGACCTGTTACTGATTCATGATGTAATCTAACCCATTCCATTACTGCCTGTGCTCCACTTGGAACGATAGGGTCATATAGAGTTATTTCTAAAGGCTCCCATACTCCCTTGCCTTTTACAAATCTCTTAACATTAATATGGTTTAGTTCAACCTCATCAAAAGTAATTTGTGGACGATTAGCCGTCTTTACAAAATATGAAGGTATATCTTCTATATACATAATGAACCGATTTTTCGTTTTCGGTTCAAACGGTGTAAAAAAGATTTCGTCTTGATTTAAAATCTCGGCCATTTTCATTCTCCTGTTATGCCGTTCAAATACTATTACATATATAAATATCACTTTATTAAAAAAAAATGATACTCAAATATATTGTTTTTTGAAGTTTTATTGAAGTTTTTTTTAAAAAGAAAAACCCCAATCGAAATTGAGGCTTTTCATTATACGTTACTGTTTGTTATAAGTCAAACTTATTCAGGGAACGCTGCTCCTGTAGGTTGGATGATAAAGTCTAATACAATAAACTCTGCTGTTCTTGTAGGTTGAATAAAGATTTGTCCTCTTAATTCATTTCTATCAACAACATCAGGTGTATTATTACTATCGTCCATCACTACTTTAAATGCACTTAAACCACTATTAGCCTGTACGGAATTCAAAAATGGATTCACAATACCCAAGAATCGATTTCTTGTTGCTGCTGTGTTTTGTTCAAATACTAAGTATCTTGAAGATGAAGCAATAAATTTACGAAGTCTAATTAACAATCTTCGTACATTGATTCTATCAAGTGCCGATGGTTTACCCTGTAATGTTTTTTGTCCAAACACCACTACACCTTGTTGTGGGAATGATGCGATTGGATTAACACGACCATCATAAAGTGTATCTCGTTCTTTATGAGTTAATCTTGTTTTTGCTTCCAATACTGAACTTAATCCACCACGATTCAAACCTGCTGGTGCGAACCATTCGTGTGCTACCGCATCGGTGTTAGCTATAACACCAGGTATCACAATTGAAGGTGGCACCCAAACGGGTTTACTCTTAACTGGATCTTCAATCTTAACCCAGGGGTAATAAGTAGCTACGTAATTTGAATCTAATGATTTAACATCAGAAACTGCGTTTGTTACAGAACGGCCCCATCTTGAACCATCCATAACATAGAAACAATCTGCTCTATCTTCTACTTTTGAAATTACATGATTAGTAACTTTAGAATGATACTCGTGTATAATTCCTGGTGTTACCACCATATTAATATCATACTCATCAGGATTACTAATTGCGTTAATTGCTCGTTTGTACGCTACTGTACCACTTGCTTCAGCATTAGTACAATTAAATCCTTGTGTATTTGTAGTTGAAATATCATTACCAGTTGACTTTTGTACAATTGGATCATCACCATCAAATCCACCTTGTAATGGTACAACAAATTTTCTTTGTTCTTTTGCTGATAATGTCATTGTAATTGCCTGTGATGCATTTGCATACGTGTCAGCACCTATCGTAGATGCATCTGCACTTCCTAACATATTTTCAAGTGTAAAGACAATATTATTACCATTACCTGCAGATGCTGGTAGTGGTGCTAAATATTCTCTATTAGTATCATTATCAAAATCCCAACCAAAGTATACATTTGAATCAAATGTACCTTGAGAATTAGTTTGTGCAGTTTTAAAACTTGCACTTGGAACTGAAGTAGTTTGTAAACATGGATTAGTTACTTTACCAAATCCGTGTGGTAATGCATCTCCACTAATACCTTCAAGTTCTGTACTATAATCACTAAGACGTATATGTGCTGATTTATTTGGCCAATCACCATGATGAGTGAGTTTACCATTTGAATCTATTGTTACATATCTATCACCAATTTGTCGTCCTATATAATTTACTGATTCATCATCAAAACTTAAATTAGTGAACTCTTCCATAAGTTCACCATCGTCATTTTCACCTGGATTATTTTTCAATACTCTAAGTGAGAAAGAACCATAATCACTACCAGCAATATCATCTTTTGAAGTTAAATCTGCAATCGCAATTTTAAATTCTGAACTAATATCTGTACCATGTGAAAGAGTATTAACTTTAAACAAATTCTTTCTTGAACCACCAATTTCTTGTGAAATAATATACGGTGAGGTTGCAACTGCGTAATCATGTGTGAAATCTTCACCACTGCTACTTGCTACCGATGCCGATGCGTTTGTTCCTGAAAATCCACTTCCAACTTGAAAATGTTCAAAGTTTTTATAAACATATACATCTTTATTTGTATTTTGTGGATCAGTTCCAAAAACTTTTGTTATATAGCTATCTGAACCTGTATCAAATGAAGCACTATATGTAGTACCTGCAATTTGAAGTGCAAATAAACTCCAACTGTAATTATCACCTATCGCTGCGACAGATGCACTTCCTGGCCCGTCTAAATCTATTGAGGAATTACCTCTTGATGGTTTTAATACTGCTGCTACTTCTTCACCAACTCCAATTCCTGAAGATGAAACTTTCAAATAAACTGATTCACTTTGGTATCCCCCTATACCTAAAACTCTTACTATTGTTACTGAGGGTGCACCATTTTCAAGGTATTCTTTTACCGTATATGGTACATAATATCGTGTATCTACTTTTCCAAAAGCATTTTCAAATTCTGAGTAACTGGTAATATTTGTTGGTACAAATGCAGGGCCTTTAACTGTTGGCCCGATTATTGCTGCACCAATTTCACCAATTCCTTGTGGTAGAAACGAAACATCTTTTTCTCTTGTAAATACACCTGGACTAACGATTCGTTCTGCCATGTGTTATTCTCCTGTTAAATTTTTATCTATAGATTACTCTTAATATAACTTCTATTACTTCTTATAAGTATCAATGTAAATTCCCAAAATACATATACTTACAGGGTTTTTATAAAAAAATTAAGAACCTGTAGTAAATGTACCAGTAGAAATGTCAATAGTACCTGCTCCGTACTTATCTTCTAAAGATTTTAATAATTTTACTTCATTTTCTCTCATTTGAGTGAAACTTACTTCCAATTCTGACAAATTGTTTTCTATTTGTTCAAGTTGTTGAGTTGCGTGATGTCTTCTTAAATAAACTGTGCCGATTGCATTTTGTAAATTTATATAATCTTGTTGCATAGCTTCAATCAGTTTAACATCACCTTCTTCAAATTGAATTGTTTCTGTTTTTGTTTCTGTTTTTGTTTTTGTTTTTGGCATATTTATAACTCCTTTTAATATTAATATTAATAAGTATAATACTAATTCTTCAAATTAATCTTTTAATTCCTCGACTTCGGTTAAAACTTTCAATGAGTCTACCTCTATTTTTAATTCTTTAATAGATTCTATCAAAATAGGTACAAGTTTATTATAATCAACTGATTTAAATGAACCTTTACCATTCAATCCTTCGTGTTCTTTCACAAGTTCAGGAATAACTGCTTCTACTTCTTGTGCTAACACACCAACATCGTGTCCCATATCTTCTCGTTTCCAATCATACTCAACACCACGAAGTTGCATCACAGTATCTAAACCATATTTAGTATCTGTAATATTTTCTTTAAGTCTCATATCAGATGCAACGGTTGAAGAATAAGCAACAATGTCAGCGTCTGCGTGGAATGTTCCACCATTTGCGAATCTAAATTCTTCTTCACCTGCCAATGCAACTCCAATATCATCTGCACTTTCTAAGAAGAAACCACTATTACCATCAGAAGTAAATCTTATAGATGGTGCAGCTTTTGTACCACTTGAAACTTCAATTCTTGAAGATGATACATATGTTGTTGTTTGTAAACCACCACCAGAAGCACTTACATAATTCACACCATAGTGTCCAAAGAATGCATCTGAACTACCACTTATTACACCTGATGAATCTAAACGACCTTTAATCTCAACAGCTTCTTGTGAATTAACAGTATGAACTGATAGTACTGAATTTCCACCAGATCCTGCTTGAAATACTATAGCTCCTGTAGCGTTATCTTTTAGAGCTACCTCTGTGGGGTTATTTGTCAATACAATATCACCACCCTGTACTGTTAAATCTCCACTTAATGTTAACCCTGTGAATTCTGGTGAATCACCAGTTCCAACTCCTAATGAAGTTCTTGCTGTATTTCCACTTTCTGCTACTGGATCAGTTGTACCATCACCGACAAGAAACGCTCCATCAGCCGTAACATCTAAAGCCGTTATAGCTCCAGTTCCACTACCAAGTAAAACGTGACCATCTGTAAATGAACTTGCTCCAGTTCCACCATCGGCTACTGTCAAATCAGTAATTCCTGTAATTGTACCACCAGTAATAGTTGCCGTAGTAAACAAACCGATAGATGCACTTACACTTGAACCAGATATATTAGTGGTTCCTGAACTATTTCTAAATAAGACAGAACCATCACCAGTAAATGAAGCACTCATAGAATTTCCACCAAGTGTTCCTACTACGAAATCTCCACTACCACTCAATAATCCAGAAGTTTGTAAATCACCAGTAATTGTTGTTCCACCTACAGCTATTGTACCAAAAGTAACATCTGCATCAGATGAAACGTCTTGGTTAATTATTGAGTTTGCCTCTATAGAAATTGTTTTAACACCACCACCAGTATTCTGTCCTAATGTAGTTCCATAGACCGCTGAACCTGTAATCGTTCCAGTAGAATTAACATTACTAACTCCATCAATAGTTCCACTATCGATATCAACGGATGTCATATTTTGACTACCAAAATTTATCGCTCCAGCTGCTTCAAATGCTCCAATTTTAGTAACAGTTAAAGTATCCGTAGCAAAAGTCATATCTGAATCATGGGATAATACACCATCAGTTCCTGCAAAAACTACTCGTGTTGCAGTTAATCCATCAGCTGTTAATGTTGCTGCTCGTAAATCGTGAGAACCAATATCTAAGTTTCCATCTGCTGTAAGACTTGTAACACCACTAATAGATGTATGTACTGCTTTAGAAGAACTTAATTGTGAACCTGATATATGAGTTGTACCTGAAGTATTTCTAAATATAACTTCACCACCACTATCGGAAGAACTTATAGAGTTTCCACCTACATCTCCTATAAATAAATCACCACTACCACTAATATCACCTGTTACTCTTAAATTTCCACCAGCTGCATATCCTATAACTAAATCACCACCAACTAAATTAACTTTTCCAGCTGCATGTGATAAGGACATATTACCATTATTCCAATTAATTACACCCTCACTACCTAAAAATAAATCACTAAACATTTTTGAAGTAGTACCAAGTGCTATATCATCATTTGTAGTTGGTTCAATAGTTCCATCTGTAAATGCTACTTGGTCTGCACCAGCCGCTTCAAATGTAATAATATCATCATCAGATGCTCGAATTGATGTATCTAAATCATCATCTAAATCTATTCTACCTTGTCCATCTAAGGTTACATTATCAGTAAATACATTTGTAAATTGTGTTCCAGATGCACCTATTGCAAATACACTATCTGTATGAGCAGTGATATTACCCGATACCTCTGTATTACCCATAATAGATAAACTTCCAGAGAATACGTGAGTATCATCATTGGTATCACCAAAGATGGTTGAACCACTTGAATAACTTTGAGTTACATTAGTAACCGATGAACTTACTATCAATTCTTGTGCTGTTAAACTACCTGCAAGTGTTAAATTATTAAATTGTGGATTCGCATCTTTTGTTAAATCTTGGTCTACAGTAGCACTATCTTCTACAGTTAAAGTTTTTGATGCTGCACTATATGTTATTGTTCCACTATTTCCATCACCGACTGTAAGAGACTCATTCATTGTAAATGTATTTGCTTGTCCAGCTGCCGCTAATACTACATTTTGTCCATCACTAACTGTTAAATCTTCATTTAAAGTAAGTTGATGTAATCCTGTACCAGTATTATGTTTTATTTCTGTAAAGTGTCCAGTTGAACCAGTAATACCACCTGCTGCTGTTGCCTGTGATGTAACTTCTAATCCACCACTCATCTTTACTTTTTCAGAACCATCTGTAGTAACAACTTCTAATATACCAGCTTTACCACTTGCGTCAAATGACAATGCTGAAGCATTATTATCAATCAAATCTACATCCGTAGCCTGGCCAGTTATAGTTATATCTCCAGTAGAAGTTAATCCAGCAAAAGTTGGTGCTGCATCTGAACTAAGGTCTTGATTAACTACTGAATTTGCTTCAATACTAATAGTTTTAAGACCGCCACCAGTATTTTGACCTATAGTAGTTCCATAAACTGCAGAACCACTAATTGTTGCTCCTGTTATATTAGTAAATGTAACATTATCTCCTGTACCAACACCAATAGATGTTCTAAGTGTTGCTCCACTTTCTGCTACTGGGTCGGTTGAACCATCTCCAACAATCATCTCTCCATCTGAAAGAACTCCCATTGCTGTTATAGCATCAGTACCACTACCTAATAATACACCACCATCAGTTAATGAACTTGCTCCTGTACCACCATCTGCTACAGTTATATCTGTAATTCCTGTGATTGTACCAGCAGATATAGTTGCAGTACCGAATGTTCCTGTAGGTGCTTTTACTTCAGAACCACTTATATAATTTGTCGCTTGTAAACTACCAGCCGATGCACTTACATAATTCACACCATATTGACCAAAGAATGCATCTGAACTACCACTTAATATACCTGATGTTTTCAATACACCTTGAACCTCAACCGCTTCGGCTGAATTATTAGTGTGAACAGATAATACCGAAGTTCCACCAGCTCCTGCATCAAATGTTAATGCAGATGTAGTATTATCAATTAAGTCAATATCAGTAGCTTGTCCAGTTAAAACAATATCACTCGTAGAAGTTACTCCTGCAAATGTTACTGCTGAATCGGTCTTAACATTTTGATCCATGTCATACAATTCATTCGCACCTTGACCAGTGTCAACTGTAGCGAATGTTACTGCTGCGTCTGTAGTTAAATCTTGATTTACAGTTGAATTGGCTTCTATTGTTATAGTTTTAACACCATCAACCCTATTTTGACCTAATGTAGTTCCATAAACTGCGGAACCTGTAATCGTTCCATTAGATGTTATATTACCAACTGCTGATTCTGCACCCAATGTAACACCATCAATTTCACCTGCGTTAATATAAGCAGTAACTGGATCCCCATCCGTTCCTAATGAATCAATATAACCTACTCCATTTACATAAATGTCTTTCCATTGTTTACCACTTGAACCTAAATCAAATGCGTTATCATTATTTGGGATTAATGAGGACGAAACTTCAGCTTCAAAAACTACATCATCAGAATCTGCATCTCCAAGAGTTATTTGTCCTCCAAGTGTTAAGTCACCTGTTACTTTAGCATTACCTTGTATATGTAGTGCTGAACCTGATATAATTGAACCACTAATATTAGCAACTGCTCCAGAACCACTCGTAAATGTTATTCCACTATCTGTAGCTTTAATTTGTTGTATAATTGTACCTGCTGGATCTACAAAATTAATAGAAGATGTTGCAACATATATCTCTTGCCAAACGTGAGAAGTACTACCTAAATCATAAGTATGTGTTGTTGATGGTACAAAATCTGCACTGGCAGTAATCGTATTCGAAGTTTGATTAAGTGCCAACATCGAAGCAGTTGATTCAGCAGTAATCCCTTTAGGATCGTGTAATTCGGCGTTGGTTAACGCACTATGTAATTTAGCCATTAAAGTTCCTCATATATATTAAATATTTCATTATAAATTTTTCATCTGTTTTTTTTATTCAAAATAAACAAATTCACCTGTATTTGTAGTTACAAACCTGAGATTACCTAATGTTAGTTCGGCCGAACCATCAGAAGTAACAGCAACACCCCTTTCGAATGCTGCAACTGATAATACGCCTGTTAAACCTTCACCACTTCCTTCATATGTTGAAGAAGATACATGATTAAATGAACCAGTACCTTGTCCTGTACTCGTCATTACTTCTAATTCACCAAATGAACCTGTTGAAGTTTCTGAACCACTTATTATATTTAAGCTTCCAGAAAGTGCACCTCTCCAAGATCCACTAACATCAGATGATTGAGCGACTCCAGACAATGAAGTGGCATTACCAACAAACGAGCCACTAATAGTAGTAGCACTTATAGTATTACTTACTAATACATTACTACCTGTAATTTGGTTGAGTTGGGCGTTTGAGCCCGAAACTATGACTTTTTTCCAACTTGGCATTTAATTTATCTCCCTACGGTTGGTAACTCGTTGTGAGCCCACTTCCCTGTTGCCATACAAGGCCAATAAGTTTTCTGTTTAATAAATATCAAAAATTTCACTTTTCTTTATCCTGTTCTTACCCAAATTTCTTCATCTGTGGTATTTACCCACATTTCACCTGAACCATATGAACCAGAATCCGTATTTGGATTATGATTTGCAGTGGTTGTTGTGGTTACATATGCGGTTGGTGTTACAGCAGTTCCATCTGATGCAACTCCTTTTCCTACTGCCCATCTTTCATCTTGTATGTCGTGATATATAGCAGAACCACTATCTGCTGCTGAACCACTCTGTACAATCAATCCACCATCTACATTGGATGCTGCTGAACCTGTTGCTGCAAATACAAAAGCGTCCTGAACTTTCAAGTTTGTAGTAGATAATGTAGTGGTATCACCTCGTACTGTTAAATCTCCAGTTAGTGTCAAATCTGCAAATGTAGGATTTGCATCTGTCGTTAAATCTTGGTTTACAGTTGAATTAGCCTCAATAGTAATGGTTTTCAGTCCATCAGTTCTATTCTGTCCTATTGTAGTTCCATAAATTGCTGAACCACTAACTATTCCAGTTGATGTAAGAGAAGTTCCTATTATTGCTGCAAATGTACCAGCACGTGCAGTATCAGCACCAATAATACCATCAACATTAGTACCAATTAAATCTGTAGCAGTGATTGATGTAGCTGCAGATACCGTACCTAAATCTACTATTGTATTTCCTGCGTTTGTCCAATTACCAATAACCTCACCCATTGTAATTGCTCCAAACGAACCAGTTGATGTAGCAGAACCACTAATATCACCACTTGCGGTCATATTACCTGTAATATTTATATCATCTGTAAACGATATACCATCTACTGAACCACCCGTTGATTGAAAATTGTCAGCGTATACTGTACCACTTGAACTAATATTACCACTTGCAGTTATATGATTAAATTGTACATTGGCGTCTGTTGTTAAATCTTGATTAACTGTAGAGTTAGCTTCAATGGTTATTGTTTTTACACCATCAACTCTATTCTGTCCTATTGTAGTTCCATAAACTGCTGAACCACTAATTGTACCAATAGATGTTATCGAATCTCCTGATACAGTCGAACCACTAATAGTTCCACTTGCTGTAAATCCAGCATTAAATGAACCACTTATATCATCTGCAATTTGAGCAGAACTACTAACAGTACCACTTGGTAAAGACTCTACAACTTGTAATGAACCACTATGTAAAACTGGTTTACCAGTTATGTCTGCAAATGCAACTGAAACTTCTTCTGATGATAATCCTGTTAATCCTGCACCATCACCTGCAAAATAAGATGCAGTTATTGCTCCTTGTACATCAAGACCAGTTTTTAATGTTCTTCCAACATATTGATATGCTGTTAAAAATACAACTTCATTTGAAGCGGGATCGTGTGCAGAACTTAAAAATTGTAATACCCCCGTTTTATAATCAAATATATAATCATTTCCAGAAATTTTATCACCCGAACCTAATGAACCAGTTTGTGAAGCTTGAGTATAAGTTGAAGATTTATAAGCAACTACACCATACCCAGGAGTTGCATCTTCAGTTGTAGAGTTTGCTAAAGAAGCAACTGAATATTTAGGTGATATAAAACTTGTTTGTTGATTATCATCTATTAACTGAGCACCAATTCCATCATCACTTCCTGTTGGATTCAAAAAGAACCAAACTTCATCATTTACATTAGAAGGTGTTAACTTATGTCTATACCAATATTTCATCACGTTTGAACCTGATGCTGATTGGGTAAATCCATGTTGAGAACTTCCACTATAAGGTAATCCAGAAGAAGGAATATACTGAGCTTGTGTATAAATTTCTTCTTCTCTTAAATCAAGTACATTCGTAAACGACTCTTGTGCAGTCGTATATGTGTTATGCGTATATCTTCTTGACGCTAACAGTCTACTTGATTTTGAACCTGAATCTATAAATCCCATATCTCTCTCTAACTAAAGGTTAATGTAATATCATCTATTGGTGCCGGGTCACCTGTATATCTAACTATTACGTATAATTCGTTATCTGTATTATCTAAATACATTCCATCACTATTTCTCATTGGAACTGTATATGTTCCACTTCCAACACTACCACCAGTATTTCCATATAAATCTATTGCGGAACTAAATGGATTTAAAAAATTATCATTTGCCACACTTGACGAAATTACATTTTCGGTTGTCTCAGAAGGATCATATATCCTTGCCGTTGACAATTCACTATTTCCACCACTTCCACTTCCTGCACTCTTAAATAGTAATGCACAAGCTACTTTATTATTAGTAGAAGCCTTCCAATTAACTAATGTATTATTATTAAGATTAACTGTCATACTTGTTTTTGTTCCACTTATTTGAAATCTTCGTACATAATACTTATATGTTGCACTACTATGATAATCTTCAGGATACCAATATCTATAATCTCCACCTGGTTCTACCAAATATCCAGGTTTCACTTGTAAATCATAATTTCCTAAATGATCTTGACTTGACGTAAAATTAGTAAACCAAGGCAAACCATTAAATCCTGTTACATCATTTGTTAATCTAATTCTAAAATCTTCACCCGTAAATGTCTCGGTTGTTCCTGCTAATGCACCACCATCATATCCTTGTGCTCTCTGATAAACTCCCAAAGAACCACTTGAAGCAGGTTGTCCAAGTGTACTTCCACTATGATAGAAAAATGTATAAGTTGCTAAAGTAGATTGAGAATTTGCTCTATTTCTTCCTCTCACACCAACAGTAAATGTTGTATCGCCTGTTCCCGTTTGGTCTATATTTTCTCCAGTAGTTCCACTTAATGTATAAATTGCATTATGTCTATATACATCAGTTCTATATGGAACTGTACTTGTACTTCGTAATGTTGCTCCCGAACCAGACGTACTAAGTACTGCATTTGCAGTTTGTATAGTTCCACCACTTGTACTTAATCCATCTACTCCAGATGTTGCTGCAACTGAACCAACTCCAACTGAACCTATCGTATCATCCGCTATTGTTGATGAATCCTTATACATTGGATCAAATAATCCATGAACTGATGCACTTAAATGATAAGTTGCACCTATCAAATAAGGTACACCACTTAAACTTCTACTTGTTGCTGTTAAATAACTTTGAGTTACTGAAGTTATTCCTCGTGTATTACTTCCAATATCACTTTCTATTTGATCGATTGGTGCCCAAAAATTATTTTTTGTTGTTCCATCTTTAAATGCATAATTTCCTGAACCAGATGAAATTCCAACTACTAAGTCATGAAATCTATAATATCCACTAGCGGATACACTTGAAAAATCTTGTGCTCCTGTCTTATATAATCTTGTCAAAGAACCAGTCATATCAGTACCACCTAAATTTTCAAACTTTCCATCTTGATATGCTGCTGGAATAACTGCTGGTTGTGCTGTATTAATTTTTGCTAATTCTACTCCATTCGAACTCCCAAATGAAGTTAATGACACATCAAACTGTGACTGAGTATAAAATGTAGCTGATGCAGTTGTAGGTGCCGAAACACTTCCCGTATCACTAAATGATTGTGTTGCAACTACTCTAACATCAAATCTTGTAGCCGCTCCACTTGTCAATCCACCCAAACCAAATAATTGTGCATCTGCAGAAGAACTAATTGTCGTAGTACCACCTGCTACAGTATCAAAATCTACAGAATAAGATGGGCCATTATCGTGATATACTGTAATTCCACTAAATATTTTCGTACCTGTACCTACCCAATTCTTAGTAACTAAATATTTTAAAGTAGCATTTGAATCATCATAACTTTGAGGTAAATATCCATCACAACTATCTGTAGTACCTAAACTATTTTCAGTTGTAGTTAAACTTGCCCAAGTTTTTGTATTTGGTGAAGCATCTGCAACATCTAAGGAATGACTTAACACACCTGACATAAATCTTAAAATTTCACTTACATTAGTGGTGTTATCAAAATTATTAAAATAACTACCACCTAAACTTGTTCCCCAGGGATTTGAAGTTGGGTATCCATTTGTAATATTATTTGTATAAATTGCTGTAGAACTTGAGTAAACACCCTCTGCTTGTACATTTAAAGTACCAGATATATAATTTGAACCAGTAATATCTAAAGAACCACTAAATACGTGTGTATCATCCATACTGTCACCAAAAATATTACTACCACTTGCAAAACTCTGAGTTAAATATGTTACAGAAGAACTAACAATATATTGTTGTGCAGTTAAATCTCCTGTAATGATAAGACTTCCTGTTATATTAGAATCACCAGTTAAATTTACTCCAGCAAAAGTTGGTGAACTTGTAGTTAATACATTTTGATTCATATCATAAAGTTCATTCGCACCCTGACCAGTATCAATTGTAGCAAATGTTACTGCTGCATCTGTACTAACATCTTGGTTTATTGTAGAATTTGCTTCAATACTAAGAGTTTTAACACCTGTAGCAGTGTTTTGTCCAATAGTTGTACCGTAAACTGCAGAACCAGTAATAGTTCCAGTTGAAGTAACATTACCAACACCTAACGTACCCAATGTAGCATCTGCATCTGTAGATACGTCTTGATTTATAATTGAGTTTGCTTCTATCGTAATGGTTTTCAAACCATCTGTACGATTTTGTCCAATCGTAGTTCCATATACTGAAGAACCACTAACTATACCTGTAGATGTTACGTTACCTACACCCAAAGTTCCTAATGTGGCATCTGCGTCAGTAGAAACATCTTGATTTATAATTGAGTTTGCCTCAATTGTAATAGTTTTCAACCCATCAGTTCTGTTTTGACCTATTGTAGTACCATAAACAGATGAACCAGTTATAGTTCCACTTGCTGTAACGTGTGTAGTACTAACATTTGATATTGTACCACCTATTGTTAAACTATCTACAATTTCCGCGTCATCACTTGAATACAAATGTTCTGAATATACTATTCCACTTGCACTTATATTAGAACTAGCTGTTACGTTTGTTGCAGATATTTCTTCTATATGACCAGATTTCCAATTTTTACTTGTACTACCAATATCATATGTACTATCTGCATTTGGTATAAGATTAGAAGTTAAATCTGCATTAATGGTTATTGAATCACTATCTGCATCACCGATTGTAATATTACCACCAAGTGTTAAGTCACCTGTAAGAGTTGAATTGCCAGCAACCTCTAACTTACCAAAAGAACCAGTTGAAGTGGAAGAACCACTAATGTTCCCATTGGTAACTTCAATTCCACCTCTTCTAACTTTGAGTTTATGATTGAGGTGATTTAATCCAAGTCTTTGTAGAGAATCAGCCATTAAAATTCCCTTATGTTATCTCTAATATACTTGCAAAAACATCTATATCATCATTAGCGGATGCTTGTGTTTCTAATTTATCCCCCGCTCCCAAGTTGATTGGTTTCTCCAATACAACTGTTGAATCGGCTGGTACATCAATGGTTTTCATTAAATACCGTCTTTCTTGAAAGTTTGCACTTCCACTAACTGATAAATTAAATGTTACATCATTCGTACCATCTATATTACTAATATAAATTGCGTGAACCACACCTGTCGTATTTGCTGGAACAGTATACATTGGTTGTAATGTAGTTGTTGAGCCTGTTGCTGCACTTTTAAAGCTTTGTGCCATTATTATCCTCCAAACACTATGGACAATGCTGTGGCAGTATCCACAATGCTTGTACCTTCTTCATACACACGACCACCAGCAGTATTTACACTGCCACTCGTAGTCAAAACATAAGTACCACTCGTGGGTGTTTCACTACCACTAATGAAAAGTGAACCAGTATTGATTCCAAATGCCCCCGAAAGGTCTTTACTTAATTGTTTGCTGTCTATTAAAGCCATAGTTTATCTCTTGTTGTTTACGTTCTTCCCACCATTGTTCTATACTACGAGAAATTTTCTTCTTATGTTCAATGGTCTTGGGTTGTTTCATTTTTTCAATAGTTTCTACTGTAAGTTTTCTGTCCATTTGAGCACAAGATTTACATACTGAATTATTTCCTACTGCCCTATCAAACGTATCTTTTCGTGTGTAGGTTAACATTCTACTACAATCAGGACAAGGACGATTTTTTCTATTTTTCCAATGTCTTTTTCTCATACATATAAATATCAAAGAATGGTAAAAGAAAAGTGGAAGTGGAGAGATTTATGCATTAAATTTTCCCCACACTACGATTTCATCATTACTATCCAAACCGTAACCCAATGAACTGGCATTTATCTTCATTAAAAATTTTGAACTACTTTGTTCTATATCTATAGCATCATGTTCCATCAACATACCTTGATTAAAAAACATAAAATCGTGTTTAGATGTATCAACTAAATCACTTGGTGCAGATGCTGTTACTGCAGTAAAACTCGAAGTAGTAGAACTCACAAAACTACCCTTATGAGCATATTTTTTTCTTGAATATAGAAATCCAGGTGTCTGATCACCGAAAGCACTATATGCAACGTTTTCAGTTGCAACTGCAGTTTGACTTCCACCATCTTCCGTAGTATCATTTGAAATTTCTACCATAGTCGTACTATTATTTAAAGCATATGAACCACTTATCAACATACTACCAGTAATATAATGAACATCATTTGAATCATCTCCAAACTCTGTACTTCCACTTTCGTACAATGTGCTGGATCCAGTAAGTGCTACTTCTATTTTATCAACTATAAGATTACCAGTAAGAGTTACATTGGGTACATTTAAATCACCACTTATATTAAGATACTCTCCTGCAGTCTGAGTTAATGCACCATTAGAAGCAGAAACTGATTTATCAGCCAATACAATATGAGTTGAATCAATTGAACCTATTATAATACTATTTGGAGTAATTTGATTAAAAACAACATCAGAAGTTGTTGCTACATCTTGACCAATTGTAAAAGTTAGTTCATCTCTACTTAATCCATCTATATTATCACCACCATCTACTTGAAATCCAGTTGATCCTGATACTATTAATGGGTGTGTATATTTAAATAACGCCACTTTCTATTCCTATGAATTAAACTTACCGAGACTTATAACTTCATCATCACTTTCTAAATCATATCCTATAGAATCACTATCGACCATTAATAACATCTTAGAACCACTTTGTTCTATTGAAAGTGCATCGTGTTCCATATATTGACCATTAATAAAAAATATAAAATCATTTTCATTTGTAGCCGTTAATGTAGAGGGTGCTGATGCCGTTACTGCTGTAAAACTAGCAGTTGAAGAATTTACTATTGCAGTAGCTGATTTAAAATACTGTTTTCTTAAATACGCCTGGTCAGTAGTTAAACTTGTACCATATTGTTTTACTGCGTATTCTGTAATAAGAGCTGTACTACTTTGATCAGCTAAAGAAGTATCATTAGAAATTTCATCTACAGTATATCCATTTAAACTAAATGAACCACTTGTACTCATACTACCAGTAAATTGATGTGTGTCATCTATTGTATCACCAAACAATGTACTACCACTTTGAAATAATATAGAAGCAGATGTATATGTGGTGTGATATTCTTTTGCAGTTAATGTACCTTCTATTGTAGTATTACCTGCTACAGTCAAATCACCACTCGTAGTTAATGAACCTGTAACTGAAAAACTTCCACTAATACCAGCAGAGCTCCAAGTAGTCGGATTACCAAGAACAATTGTACTTGCACTAACTTCTGCAAATGTAACATCCGCAGAAGTTGCCACATCTTGTCCAATAGATACAAGTTGAGTTACTTTTTGTGAACCATCAAAAGAAGCTCCATCTGCAGATAATGTTACACCAGTTCCAGCACTCATAACAAACGGATATGCTACAGATATAGAAAAAATATCTCTTGTGTCTTGAATACTAACCGATTGTCCACCTTCAGGAGTATCAATTAACTGGTCTTTCGGTCTCTCAACATCCATATTGAAAATTAAACGTTTAGGTGTAAGGTGTCTTCGAGTAGTTAACATACTATTAAATTCTTCAGGTATAATATATCCCATCATTTGTACTGCAAATGTAGTTTTTATCAATCTTTCTTGTGTATCCAGTTCACTCGCATCTGTAAAATTCTCAATTTTAGTTCTAAATCTCATTTTACCAGGTTCACCCCAATAAGCTCCATCTGTATAATTAATCTTTTCAACCAACTTATTCATTTGGTCTATATAACTTGTCCAAATTGTAAATTCATAATTTAAAATAACATAATCGGGTATAACTACATTAAAATATTCTTTATTAGGTGACACTCCTATTGTTCTTGAAAATTGATCGTAACGATTACTTTGAGAATATTTCTGTTGAAACGTCATAAAGTTTTGAGGATTGTTTGCATCCAACTTATCTACAGGTATATTTTCATTTTTTTCAATACTTGTTCTCTTGAATACAATTGCAGGAACGATAAGTTGTTGTTTCTTATCTCTCATGAATCCCATTTTTTGTATATTAACCCAACGTTCAGGTGATGCATACAAAACGGGTACTGTTACAGTTTCTTTATTTTCTTTTACATTTGGTTGTATAACTTCATTAAAATAGTACATAATGGCACTATCCATGTCCATAATAGAAACCGAGATATTCTTTTGATCATCTTTATCTCGTCTAACTTCTCTAGCTCTATTAAAATCTTGTCTCAGTGCAACTGAATTTAAATCTCGTCTTGCTCTTCGACTTAACGGTTTAGTTCTTGCCCTATTTGATTGGGGTTGTGCCATTAAAATGCCCTCGTTCTCTCAATATTGAGTGAATTAATTCTTGATAAGTGTGCTGTACAACTAATAGTCCAATTTTTATCGGTTTGGCCACCAATTAATTGATTCTCATTAGTTCCATTGATTTCAAAATAACCACTATTCCAACTCACAATATCACCAATATCTGGTCGGAAATTTACATCAACCAACATATCTCGTTGAAAATGAAAACTAACTTCTTGTCTTGTATCCGAACCGAAGTCATCAGTATTCCAATCGAAATCTGCTGCCTCTATAATACAAGACAATTTTACTCCAGCCTTATATACTTTACCAGTTTCTCCTGCTTCACCATACATATTAGTTTGAGTATCATAAACTGAAACTCTATATATGATTACACTTTGTCCTATAATGCCATCTTCACTTTGATACAAATTACCTACAAGTTCATCATTAAATCGTTTTGCTAAATCTGTATCTCTTGTTGGCCAAAATCTACTTGCCATTTTTTTATCCTATGTAAATTGGGTATGGAACTTTTTTCAACTTTTCCTGTAAGAAATCTGAAGCGTCTCTATCTGCCTCTAAGAGAGATTTTTGACTTGTTTGGTCTAACATTTCTCTCAATTGTTCTACTAATTGTTCTTTTTCTGCACTTGCTTCTGCTCTCAAAGTATCTCCATCTAATGAAACTTCTGAATTAGGTATAGGAATAGTCCCATATTTACTCCGAACCATACCTAATAATTCTTTTGATAAAGCTAATCCATATTTTCTAATCCATTGAACACCCACATCATTAATATACTGAAATTGCATATTATCATATGGTGCATTTGAAATATCTGATATTGTATCATTTGAACCACTATATCGTGTCCTCAGGACATTATCTCTATCAGTAACTTTTGACCATTCAAGCCAAAGTGAACCTGTGGTTGTGGAAGTCCATGTTGGATGAATTCTTAACTTATTATTACGAAGTTCAAAAGAATATGCAGATTTTCTAATCTGGTCGTTAAATTCTATTGCCTGAACTCTAAGTAAATCAGCATATATTGGTTGTAACATAAATGTAATTGCTGGTGATGAACCACCAAAACCAAATGCATCTAACATATTGTTTGTTTGTTGTCCAGTACCCGCATAAGGGTCAAAGTATCTTGTTATTGCAGGATCTGATTCATAAAATACTCGTTTTACTTCAATTGGGCCACTTCCACTTTTATCTGCAATTAATTCATTTAAATCATAATCTTGTGAACCACTCGTCAATGAAATCTTATTTAAGTATACTTCTACTTGTCCACCTACCTGAGCTTCACTTCCATAGGTTTCTGATAAGAATATTTGTTCTCCCATTGTATTTGATACTCTTTTATGAGTCAAACTATTAGATGAACCTGTTGCTTGTCCCTTTAAACTCAATAAATTGTCTTTTATATTGAATTGATTGACTTGAGCAGAATATTCCGTTACGGATTCTTCAAAACAAGTAAAAAATTGAGTATCTTGTAGTTCTACCGCAGTTATTGGATAACCAAGTCTTTTTGCTGCCCAATTTGCAAATTTATTAGCCGATGAAGTAAATTCATTATCTGTATCATATAAACCCCACGGCGTATCTCCTGCACTAAAACTGGAACTACCTGGCCAGATTGCTGCTGCCATATTTATCTCCTAATATTAGAATTAATTAGTTTTATCTGTAAATAAATATCAAAGCAACAAAAAAGGGTGAGAAAAAATCTCACCCTTTTAAATTTGAGATGATAAAATACCACCTCTATGACCACTATGTTTAAATCAATTAAACGTAGTTTACATCAGCTACGACCACTTCGCCATAGAATTCTGGACGAACCATTTTCTTAGCGTATCGTGTCATTACACCTTTTCTTGGTGTAAAGTTCTTAGGATCGTATACGAGAGGTGTCATTATCAACGGAACATATGGAGCATAAACCGCACCTGTTTCAAGGAAGTTACTTCCTCTGAAACCGACAAGGATTTTATTCTCTAACATATATGGGTTTTTGTAAACCGTATATCTGTTATTTAACTGTCCGACTTTTTGTACACCCATTGCAAATGATTTCTCAGTTGCATCACCTGATGTATCAGCTGCGTATCCAGGAATACTCTCTATGATTGTTGCTGTTTCTGGTGAAACCACCAAGAAGTTAGCACCACCACGTAGAGTTTTCTGATGGATTGCGTTTGACACTGCTTGTATCTTGTTTCCAAGAGTCTGGAACCAAGTACCTTTGGTGTAAGCGTTAGAGTTAGCTGAAGATTCAGTAAACAATGAAGTTAGTGAATCATATTCATATCCAACTCTTGCAGACCACCTTTCTTTCTTAGCATATGTGTTTGCAAACAACATATCAAGAATTTCAAGGTCAATTTCCATTGAGATGTATTCACTCAATAGAGCTGTTAATTCAGCTTCTGCATCAACACTATGATAAGCGTTAAGGTCTTGAGCTAACTCAGGAGTCCATACGGCTTTCAGTTTACGTGTTTTAGCGATTATAGGAACACTCTTCAATGCAATGTCTAATTCAGGTATATCAATATCTGATTCAGGATTCAAATCAATTTGTGTAGTTGTTGCTTCAAAATCACCACGTGTGTAGTTATTAGCGGCTTCTTTGTGATATTTCACAACGATACCACTTGGTACACCTGCTGCTGATTTTAATACAATAAATGCAAGCTCTGAATCATCAGAGTTTGCTGAGGTGTAAGCTGGATAAAATGCATCAATTCCAGAACCACTAATTGAGAATGCACGAATGCCTTCTTTATCATGGTTTGGTAGATCGTTTGTAGCATCAACTGTAACTTTTAACAGTCCGTTATCAGCTCCTGCACCTGTTGCCATAGAAGCAGATAAATCTGGTTCAAAATCAACGTCTTTCCAAGTTACAGAACCTGTTGTAAATGTGTTATCAGCTACTGATGTGCCAACAGTTAATGCGTCTGAGGATTGGTCGTTGATAGAGTATCCAAATTTACCAGCACCATAAAGACCACCACTTGCGTCAGAGTCAGATGCAGATGTGTTACCATGTACGTCTGTATTTTCTGTATGGTTGCCTGTTTGGGCTGTTCCGTATTTAAAGTCAAGATAGAAGATCAGTCCTGAAGGAAGGTTCATAGGCTGTACAGAAACGAATTCCTGTGCTGCTAACTCACCAAAGATTCTACGAACCAATGGTAATGCTACGCCAGACCACTCTTCAGAGTTTGCTGATGTTCCAGTTCTTGAAGCCTCGTCTATCAGCTGACGTGCTTGGTTCTCTAAGAGAACTGCCATGCCATTAGTCTGATGATCGGTTCCCATGCCTTCTAAAAGGCCTGTAGGCTCCCACTTCTTGACCAACTTACGGGTTTGTTCAATCAATTGACGTTGTGGATTATATTCATCCATCAACTTTTCAATTGTTCCAATGTTTTTATTCATTTTTTTTTCTCCCAATAAGAAAGGTTTAAATTATATTAGCTAATTTCTTGAACCTTGCTTTAATACTATCACCTTCAGTAATTACTTTTTTAGAGGGTTTAGTTGAAGCAACGGCTTTAGAACTTGAACCTTTAGATTCTTGAATTGGTTTAGATTTTGTCTGACCAAAAGATTCTGCAAGTGTTGAGAAAACAAGTTTGATTTCTCTAAGATTCTTAGTTCTATCAAAAGTTTCAACAACTTTCATTTTCTGTTCGTTACTTAAACCATACGCACGAAATAGTTTATTAGTGAATAATAGTTTAGCGTTCAATAAATTAACTTCATTAAGTTTAGAACGTAGATATTTTACAACATCTCTATGTTCTTTAACTTCTTTTTTAAGTGTAGCGATTTGTTCCACGTCTGCTTCTTCATCATCTTCTTCAGAAAGAGCTTTCAATACTTCTTCAAGATCAATATCTTCTTCAACATCTGTTACAGCATCCTCTTGTGGGGGTGCTAGTGGATCATCAGTTGATTTATCAGTATTTTCAACAACTTCATCGTCTTCGTTCTCTTTACCTGCTGGTGCGTCAGCACTATCAGAAGGTTCTTCAGAACCCTGACCTACGTCAGATGAATCAGCTGCGTCAGCTTTGACTTTGTTATCAGCATCACCGATTTCAGAGGATACATCGTTTTCAGAAACTTCTTCGTGACCATCTTCAGTATCTTCATCTTCGTATTCTTCAGATACTTCTTCGTCATCTTCTTCAAGTTCACGTAGAATAGCTTCTAAATCGAGTTCATCAACTGTTTCGTCATCTTCATCAGTTTCTTCAGCAACTGGTTCTTCTTCGTCTTCATCAGACATTTCGTCTTCTTCAGCTACTGGTTCTTCTTCATCTTCATCAGATATTGCTGCTACAGGTTCAACTTCGTCATCTTCATCAGATAGTTCATCTTCTTCAGATACAGGTGCACTTGGTTCTTCAGATGGAACTACTTCGTCATCCTCATCTTCCAAAGGTGCATCTTCTGTTACTTCTTCATCACCATCTTCATCTTCGATTTCATGTTGAATCTTCTTTGCTAACATTGATTTTAAACGTGGAGTAAATGCTTCTTCAAGCGCCATTTTAGCATTAGCGAGAGCTGTTTCACGAACTGCTTTTGCATCTGCGATGGCTTCTTTCAATAAGTCATCCATTATATTTTCTCCGTTTGGATTACAGTATAGTTATTGGGAACTATAATTTTATTATTATTATTTAGGTACACTATAAGAAGTACGAATGTACTATAGTGTATTTCGTTTTATATAAATATATACTTATATTAAAAAAACGATGTTTCTTACAAATTATTTTCATCACGTAATCTTTGATAATAATTACGTCTTTTAGCTCTATTCTTCTTTTCTCTTCGTTCTTCTGATGGTTTTGTATAATATTGTCGTTCTTTCAATGTGAACAAAAAACCATCTTCTTTTACTTTTTTCTTGAATCTTGAAATTGCTCTTTCAATAGATTCGTTTCTTTTTACTTTTACTTCTATCACTTATAACCTCTTTAAATTATTTATTTATCCTCTTACCAAAAAGTCTCTCATAATTCTCTTGAAATAGATGTTTTTTCATCTTTTTACTCATATTTAACTCCATCCCGCTAAAATTTTATTTACTCTTTCCTTTTCCCTTTTTCTATAATCCTTCATTGCGCTTTTAGCATCTTTAAGAAACGAATTAAGTTTACTATCGTTTAATTTATCAAGGTCATCAAGACCCCCAATCCTATACTTCTTTTTTAAAGGTTCAAACGCCGTCGCTTTGGCTGATAGTGTTTTAGCCCCACCACCACCAGATGGTGATAATTGATTTCGAAGATAGGCTTTAACTTTTTTTAACAAATCGGGGTCAGTACCTTCATATACTGTTTTTGATTGATGTTTTTCAGCAACACTTTTTAAAGTTGGTAATGGTTCACCAAATTTTCTTTCGTTTAGTAATTTTTTTAATTTAATCATTAGTCTGTCTCGTTATCTGCTTTATAATTCTTATCTACATAATTAAAAAGTGCTTTTTTCTTCTCGTCATCTAACTCATCTGGAGAACTTACACCAAATTTTGCCAGTGCTTTCTTAAAAAATGCTTCATAATCACCTTCTTCAATTGAATTACCTTCATTACCTTCATTACCTTCATAAGTTTCATCATCATGAGTTTCCTCGTGACCAGGTTCATGAGCTTCATCATTCATTTCATAATACCGACCAACAATATGTCCCATATCCTCATATAATGCACTCATTCTTTCTTGTAATCCTTGTGCTTCTTGTGCAAATTTACCAAAAGATTTTGATAATGTGGTAAGTTCTTTCATATTACGATTTACAGTAACTTTATCAAACCAATCATCTGTTTCACTTAATGTATAGGTTTTTGCTTTAGTGGCGATTTCTGAAAGAGAACTTGCAATTTCTTTTAGATTTTCTTCTCTATGAAGTAAACTACCCATCTTAGAAAATGAATTCATTGCCTCTTTTATTTCTTTTGCAGAAACTTTCTCTTGACTACCATAAATATCTTCTACGATATCAGCTAATCCCACAGTTGGTTTACCATCCCAACCCATTACACCACTACCACGGTTTATTGCAGGTGTACTAACTACTCCACCTAATATTGAAAAGTTTTCTTTTATTAAATCTTTTAATTTTGCCATTATTATTCTCCTATTACTATATAAATATAAACTATCTACTTTTTCGACCACCTAAATATTTACGAAATCTTTTTTCTACTTTATTCCATAATACTTGTAACATATCTCTAACACCTGAACTTGTATCACGAATATTTCCTTGTTTAATACCACGAATCAAATCCATAGCATCATATTTGTTATTCTTTACACCACTTAACATAATTGCAATTGCTCTTTGTGAAGATTTATTAAAAATTTTACCCATTTCTTGTACATCTTGTTGAACGTGTTTCTCAGCTTCTCCACTTGAATATGATTTACCATATGCCGAAAACTCATCTATTCCAGCTTTCTGAAATTCTTCGAATAATTTAGTCAAATCATCAGATTGTTCATCTAATCTCCAGTCTTTCCAAGTATCCCACATATTTTTTGTATAATTCATTTAATATATCACCTTATTTTATATAATCACTATCATATACGAATCCGAACCAGCCGCCAAATTTCATTTTCAATGCACGAATAGCCTGTTCCCAATCTTTACTGGTGTTATATAATACAGAATCACGTGTAGAAACTTTATGTTTTTGTCTAAACATCTTTAATAATGTTTCTGAATCCTTAATGATTTTATCAGAAAGTTTCTCCATCTTTTTTACATCTGATTTAGAAAGAGCAACTGTTTCTTCATTTATAAATTCATTTACTAAATTAATCTGTGACATTCCACCACCTTTCATAACTCCTTTTTTGATTGACTTATCAAATACATAGTCAACTACAGAAGTTAAAGTTCTTATATCACCTCTAACCATAAACCCATTTGAAATTTTCTCTAATTCTGCACCAACTTTTTTAGTAACTGTTTTAAGATGTTTCTCTAAGGTTCTATCCTTAATATTTGTAAACTTTAGTGCCTTTCCTTCATTTACGGATTCTACTTTCATATCTGAAGTTCCCGCTAATTTATATCCCAATTGTTCTGCGTTATCTTTTCTCCATTGTTCGAATTCTTTTATTCCTTTTTTATTTAAAGTATCTTCACTGCCAAATCCCTCATCTGTAGTTTCTTCATCTAAATCTTCTTCTTTCATAAAAGCTTTTCCTTGACCAGTAAAGATTCTACCCATTTGGATTTTTTTTCCATTTGGTAATTGAGAAGTTTCATTTATAAGTTGTTTTAATTTAATCATTAAAATGATCCTTGTATAGCATCATAATTACTATAATATCTTTTTGCCTGTGTGAATAGCATTTTGTCTAATTTTTCTCTGACTTTCATCAAATCATTCATTTGATTCATTTGGTTATGTAATACCATTACTGCATCATATGATTTTACTAAGTTTTTATTACCAAGTTTTCTTGCCAAATATATTCTCGCTTCATTATGATTATTATAATCAGTCATTTTAGCCAGCATCTTAATATCTTTTAATGGTAATTCTTTGGCCTCAGTTAATATGTCCTTTAACTTAATCATGATATTTTATCCATTAATCTTTTAATTTGTTTTAAAATCTTATTAGTACCTTGAGCATTTTGAAATACACCATAATCTTGTCCAATCTTTACTAATTCATCAAACTGGTCTCTTAAATCATATTTCAAACTTCTCCAAGTTCTACTATCAATTTTCTTAGCAGGAATTACTTTAATTCTTTCATTGATTTGTGTTTTGGTATTTAGTTTACCACCACCAATTCTATCAAATTCTTTTTTAAAATCCATTATACTTTTCTCCCTAATTGTTCTGCATTTTCTTTTCTTGCTTTTTCGAACTTATCTTTATCTTTACCTTTAAGTTCTCCACCGAAACCCTCATCTACATCATCTGGGTCATATTCAAAATTAGGTTTTTCAGGTTCTCTATATCCTTTATCAGATTTAGGACTAACTGCCATAATGGTTTCTTTAACCCTTTTAGCACCATATTTAGATATTAGTCTCATTAAATCTTCTTTTTTCACTTTTCTTGGTAAACCCTTATGTTTTGTAGAAGCATAATCCTCAGCATCTTTCTTTTTCATTCTTTTTGCTACTTTAGCTACTTTAGTACTTGCAGCTTTTTCACCTTTTTGAGCTGCATGAACCATTCCCATAAATTTTTGTTGTGCTTTAGATTTTGCAGGCATTACATTATCCGTTTTAACACCTTTAATATTGCTCTATGTGTATCACTATATTGTGAATTATAATTATCTTGATCAACTTCCACATCTATTTTAGATGCCAACATAGCCAATTGTCTAACTGCTTGTTTTCTATCACCAATTAAATATCTTGTTATAGCATCAGCTAATTTTTTATCCATTTGTTCTGTAATAACTTCTTCTTCTACTGAACAACAAGTTTCTCCTTCTGCACAATTATCACAACAAGAATTATGTTTTTCCATTACACTTTTAAGAGTTGGTAATGGTTCACCAAATTTTCTGTCCCATGCTACTGTTTCTAATAATAAGTCTTTTAACTTAATCATTAAAACACTCCTACTATAACATTATGATCTGAATACTTACTGTAAGATTGTTTAAATAATTCTTTATCCATTTTAATACGAAGTTTACTTAACTCTGGTGGTAAGTTACCAAGTGCCATATTTAAATCCTCTATAGCAGTATAAACTTTTACTAACTTTTTATTCCCTATAGCCTTAGCTAATATTCTTCGAGCTTCATTATGATTATTGCTATCAGTTGCCCTATCAATCTGATTAATTATGGCCCCACCTAATTCTTTTTTCTCAGTTAATATATCTTTTAACTTAATCATTATGAAATCTTTACTTGGTTTCCGAACTTATGCCACATCTTACCAATTACAACATAAAGTCTTTTCTCGTTCATTTTATTCAACTTCTCTTTTATGTCATCACTTGCTTTATCATAAAGTTGTGTGAATAATCCTGCACTTAAACTATCTAACATTTTCCCACCAAGTTTTGCATAACCAGTCTTTTGAATATCA